AAAACTCATTTGGCAGTAGGCATTGCGTTGAGCATTATGCAACAACAACGGTCACCAGTATTTGTCACCGTACAACGTCTAATTAGAAGAGTTAAGGACAGTTGGAGAACAAAAGAAGAAACAGAAAGCGATGTAATAGATGCATTTGCATCACCAGATTTATTAATACTTGATGAGGTAGGTGTGCAGTTTGGGTCAGAGTTTGAAAAACAACTGTTGTTTGATGTACTAAATGAACGCTATGAAAAACTTAAGCCATCAATTTTATTATCAAATATTCCTAGCGAACAATTATCTGACTACCTTGGCGAGCGTGTCATGGATAGACTGCGTGAAAACGGAGGAGCATTAATTGGTTTTAACTGGGATTCTTACAGGAAAACTTTATGACAACTGAACAAAAAATTGCAGCAGCGAAAGCACGAATATTAGAATTGGAGACATTGATTAAATTATGGAGCAAAACAAATGGATGAATCTACTATTTTAAAAATTGCAAGATACAAATGCCAACTTGCAGAACTAGATAGGCAATGGTGGTTTGAGGATTTAGATAATAAATTTTATGATATTAATGTCAAACGCATAGAAGCAGAGTTAAAAAGGTTAGAAAATGATTGAAGTTGTATTAGGTTGGCCGCCAACAGATCTTTCACCTAATGCAAGAAAGCATTGGGCAGTAGTAGCAAGGGCAAAAAAACAATACAGAAAAGATTGTTATAGTGTTTCAAAAGAACAACTAAAAAAATATAAAAAAGAAACAGAAAATATACCAGAGAGATTAGTTTTAGAAATGACATTTATACCACCAGACAGACGTAGTTATGACCGAGACAACTTAGTTGCTAGAATGAAAGCAGGTATTGACGGACTCGCAGACGCATTACGCATAAACGACAAACAGTTCAATACTGTCATCTCAACAATGGATCAAGATTACCTCGGTGGTTTTGTCCGCATACGCATACTACAGGAAATTCCTTATGGCACGAAAAATCAAAAACCTATCCGTCAAGACACGAGAATACAAAGATAAAGATGGCAACTCAAAGGCTAATTGGCAAAACATAGGAGTCATTATGCAAAATGACCAAGGCAAACAATATATGCTTATTGATAGATGGGTTAATTTAGCAGGTTTGCCTGACTTCAGTACAAAACCAAATCCATCAGCAGTAATGGTATCTATTTTTGATGCAGATAATAACTATCAACCCGGAAAACCAAACCCTAATACACCAACGTATAAAGGTAATGATGATTTACAAAGTTTTGAAAAAGTAGCAAACGATGAAATACCTTTTTAGGTGGGCAATATAAAGCCCCAGAATGACACCAGACCTTTAATCACTCTGGGGCGAT